CTTCTAAGTCTTTTAACTTTTTAGTAACGGAATCTTTATCGGAAATTGTTAACTGTATAGTTGCAATCTCTTCACTGTTAGTATCTATAATTTCTAACAGCTCACCTATATGAATGTTAGTATCTACTACTGTTTTTTCGAACTGAGTAATCTTTGCCATTCTATTTTCTGTCATGACTTTTACTTGTTCGTTCAAACCATTGAGTCTCTCTTCTAAGATTTCAACTGCATGTTGTGTATCTTTAACTTCAATTATATGTGCAGCCTTTTTCTTTCTAAGAAGCTGCATCATTGTTGTGAAGATATTGATATCCAGTAAATCTTCTACCAATTTTCTTCGGTCTTTTGCTCTAAGTTGCATGAAGGGTGTGAAGTTAGCAGAACCAAGAATTGCAACCTGTGTGAATGAACGATAAGACATTTTAAGAATATGTTTTTCAAGATGGTCTTGATAGTCTCTTACTGTTGCATCTTGGTTAACAAGTATGTCATCAACATAGAGTTCAAAAATATTTGGTTTTGCGCCACGGATTATTTTGTATTCTTTTTTACCGATATAAAACTCTATCTCAACGACTAGAGCTTTCTCATTGATACTATTAATAAGTAATTCTTTTTTTAGATTTCTAAATCCACGTCCGTATAATCCGAAACACAATGCATCTAATAGTGTAGATTTACCAGCACCATTCTCTCCAAGGATAAGAGTGGTTTGATGTGTATCTAATTCTATTTCAGTAAATTTGTTTCCCGATGAAAGTAAATTCTTCCATCTTACCTTTGTGAAATTTATCATAAGTAAGTGTGTTCGTCCAATGCTTCATTATATAAGGTCTTCATAATCTCGTCGAGTTTTTCTTTCTTACCTTGTATCTCCAACCCATCAACATACTTGGATAATATGGTTAGGGTATCATCAACTCCTTCGATTTCATCATCGTCAAAGAAATCCATATGTTTATTATCATCTACGACTGCAACATGTAAAGGGTTAGATGCATGTACCTTGTCTAGGAATGAATCAAACCAGTAAGGATTATCTTTATTAACAACAATAACCTTTACAAACTTACCCTCAAATCTTGAGTAGTCAATCTCTTGCAAGGCCTCGAAATTTTCTATCTTACCATCATCATAATATCCTTTCTCAAACATAGTCAAAGGATTATGTACTGGGGTAAGTTCTTTTGTTTCTGTATCAAAAATATGGAAGTACTTTTTATCATTATAATCTGACCAAGTAAATTCCATTTGTGAACCTAAGTATCTAACATTCTTCACTTCTGATTTGTGATGGAAATGACCACTGTATACTTGTTCAAATCTTTTAAGATATGATATGTCTAGTCCATGTTGACATGTCATGTTAGGTAATAGTAATGCACCTTCTATCTCGAAGTGTCCCATACAGTGAGTTGCAGCTGCAGTCTGCATGAACTCTACCATGTCTGCATAGTTATCATTGTTAATCCATGGTACTAATGCAATTGGAAAGTCATCGTATTCTTTTACAATAGGGTCGGCATATACGGTAATATTAGGTTGATTATAAAGAAGTAACTCGGGTGAATTAACATCATTCGTATTCTTATAATATGTATCATGGTTACCTAGAATCAAGTCCATCTTGATTCCTCTCTCATTGAGTGGGTCTACAAAGTGTTCGATGTTTGCTTTCATCGATGCAAAGTTTACATACTTACGTCTATCAAAGTAATCACCCATATGGATAATCTGTTTGATGTTATGTTCATCTAGATATGGGAAGAATATCTCTTCATAAAAACGTCCTTGGTACTTGGACATTTCAACCATATCTGAACGGACACCACAGTGGGTATCATTTAATATTGCTATCTTCATTCAGTAAAGTTTTCTAAATTTTTATTAGCTTTCTTTTTCTTATTTTTTGATTTACGTGGTTCATACTCTACACGATTCATATTCTCTTGCATCCACTCTACGTTAGAGTTTACTAGTGATGGGTCATGTTGACCATCGATAGTTGCAAATGAATCCATAGTAATAGATGATTCCATGATTTGTTTTTGTTTGATGTAGACTTGTTTCTTTTCCTTCTGAATCCTTCTTAAGAAAGCGTAATAACAAATCTGAGTGACATATGCAAATGCATTGTTTGATTTTTCAACGTTAAAGTTACCAATGTATTGGATACAATTTTCGATTGCATCACAAATCATTTCGTCACGGTAAGTATAGTTGATGAAATTAGGTCGAGTGGATAATCGGGTTGCAATCTTATAGATGCATTCACCAATGTATTCAGTCATTCGAGGGGGTTGTTTCCCAGCATCATTTGCTTCTTTAACTAAAGTATTGAACTCTGCAACTGCAGCTGTAAACTCCTTGTTATTGACGTAATGTTCTGCTTTTTTGGGGTCTTTTTTTGTAGTCATGTATACATTATACCTCTTTATCGTAGTATTGTAAGGGGCTTTTTAAATTAAAATTTATTTATAAAAGCCTATAGACAAATGAAAAATGTGTGATAAAATGAATATGTCCCAAGGGGGATATACTTAGCTAATCAATAGAACGAGTATGAATTGTAACGTCCCGATTAGTACAAAGAATGAAATCCCGAGGAAAATGCAGATGAACATAATGTCGAGGGGATTTAGGTCGACCTTTTCCTCTTTACCTAGACCTAATAATAGCTTCGCGACAATCTTAAAATAATTTTTCATTTATAAAAAACATACCCAGCATCATAAAGAATACAGTCACCTGTATAACTGCTGGTACGACGACGAATAATTGCATTGCAGAAAAGTCACCCTTCATAAAGAAGTCTTCTTCATACCATGTTTCTAATTCTTCGTTCGTTGCTTCCTTCACAGTATTATTTAGTAAGGTTAATTCACCCTGTTTTAAAGATGTCAAGTCGTATACTGATTGTCTGACTACGGGTCTCTTCCAAGAGTCGTGCTTCACTTAAGTTCAACCTCAATAAATTTACCAATCATATTGATATCTGCATCTGACAACATACCTGCTTGAGCCCACATCGTGGAACTCATTGCACCGACCTCACCTCTATTCTTATAAGTGTTAAGTCTGTCAACTATGTAATCTGCAGATTGACCAGCAAGTTTTGGGAAGACTGCCATACCTTGACCTTCTTGACCATGACAAGCTGCACAACCACTCCATAAACTTCTGATTTGACTAAACTCATCTAAGTTTGCAAGAGCTTGTTTTGCTTGTAACTGTTCTACCACAGTTCCGTTTAGTTCCACATACTCTGCATAACACATACCAGTGCAAGACTGATTACTGCTATATCCTGTGTACTCTAGATTAGGGTAAATTTTAAGTGAAAAGAATGCAAATATTACCATGCATCCTACTAGTGTCATTCCTAATTCTTTCATAACATTTGAATGTGTTGTTTGAATCTTTCCAAATCTCTAACTGCTCTTAAAGCTCCAGGCTCTCTGTCCATAAAGACCCATGATGTTAAGAGTATAAAAATAAATGGATATTTCATTTTGGGTTGTATATATAAATCGCTATTAGTATTATTACTTGTAAGGATAGTCCGCTGACTAAGAAACCTATATCAGACATTTGGAATCAATCCAAATATAGATGCACAGAAAATCAGACAGAGGCCTATCACCTCTGCCTGTTCTCGTAGTTTATTTTTGTTTCTCTCAAACATTAATATCCTTTGTAGGACATAAACATTACCATAAATGGTAGAGCAAAAGGAAGAGTCATCAGCACTAGAAATTCGATAGTGTCACAGATTGTACACACTTGTGGTGATTCTGCGACTTCTCTAGCTTTTCGCACCATGCTCTTCGCAATGTAGGTTGCTGTGGACATGGTTTTCCTATTAGTTAAGTTATAAAAATTTTGTATATCCTGTTATAACCATGGATTATACGCACTTATTTAGACAAATTAAAAACCTAATGAATTGTTTTCTTAGGGTCAAGGTCTTCTACATCGAATTCCTCTTCAATCATCTCTAAGTCTTCGGGGATTAAAGACTCCATTACTTTATTCAAGTAATCACGTCTTACATCTTCTGCGGTTATCTTTTGATTAGTTAAAGGGATTGATTGTGTTTCAACCATCTCTAACCATCTAGAAGAAGCTTCATCATAAAAGGGAATGAATTGTTGGTTCATTACACTTCTATATAACACTTGGTCTACTGGTAACATAATAATTGGGTCTTCACTCAAGGGTGCATACGGATAAAACGTAGCAAGTGTATTGAGTTTGTCTTGAACAGTTAGTTGACATATCATAGGTAAAGTTATTTCAACACCGTTGTTTGTATCTCTTACCATACCCACAATCTCACTACCAGTCTTCAGTTTTACAACCTCGTACTTTCTGTTTGTTAAATCTTGTGGTGATGTCATTTTAAGTCGAACTGCCTTATCTCGTAGTTAAAGTTTTCTTCGTTGTATATATTTATACGTTCTTTAAGGTGATTGAGAGTATGATTTTCATATTGTAAGTCATCTGATATATCAAATAATTTCATTTTAGTTTTACCCTCAGCCTTACGAAGTCCTCTACCTATAGATTGAAGGTTTCTTATTCGACTTTTTGATGGTGATGCAAAGACAATATTGTCTATACGTTTTATATTAACACCTGTAGAGAAGGTGCCGTATGATGCTAGTATGACATTTTCATTTGAGTTCTCGACATACTCTCTTACAGCTTCACGGTCATCAACATCCGTTCCACCATATACGTAATGTAGTTTGTCTTCTAGTCTCTTCTGCATTTTTGCATGAAGAACAGTTCCATGTTTCTCTACAAACTGAAACAATACTAGAGTGTTCCCCTTAAGGGAATAGACAAGGTTACATAAAAATTCATTTCGTTTATCATTCGATACAAGGTAATCCATTTCTTCTTGGTATGTCATTTTCTTTTGTTTAGTATGACGGAGTATGACACAATCAATAGATAAATTTGCAATCGTACCTTTGTCCATTAATTCTTTTGTTGATATGACTTTCTTGACTGGGCCAAACAAACCCTCTAGTTGTAGTCTATGTACTTCTGTTCCGTCTAGTGTACCAGTACAACCAATTCGTACTGCAGTAGTCTTCATCTTCTCAAGAATACCTTTCAATACGTTTGCTTTAAATAGATGTGCTTCGTCTCCTATAACTACATCAAACGATTGCATGACTTCTTTAGGTGCTTTACTAAAACTTTGCCATGTTGATATCGTAATGTCAGAAGGGAAAACAGGTTTACCACTATAAATTTTACATATCTCTTTATCATATCCATACTCCTTAAAGTCTCCTGCCATCTGTTCCACTAATGATGTAGTAGGAACAATTATTATTGTTTTCATGTTATAGTATCTGGCCAACATATAAATGATAAGAGACTTACCACTTGCAGTGGGTGACAACAAAAGCTGTCTACCATATTTAATTGTGGATTCAAATGCTTCTATCTGATAGTCTCTAGGTTCAAAAGGTAAGTTTAAATCTTTGATGTTCCAATCTTTTAATTTGTGTTTATGTCCAATGACATCACCAATACCAGCAAATGCATATCCTCTTTCTCTACAGAACTCATCTACGTATGGTAGTAATCCAATATAAATTTTGTGTGTTTTGATTGAGAAAAGATATACCTTACCATCCCACCATTTGTTCTTATAACTTGGCATGAATTTTGCGTTTGGTACGGTAAAGGAAAAGTAATCATGTAGGTCTTTGGCTAAACCATCATCACAGTCTACCCTCATGAAACATTCATCTACCTTCGAGACTGTGACTTTCATTTTACTTGTATGGATATCCTACGAACCATCCCACTAGGGAAGTTCTACATCCTCGTGTGACTGGTGTGACTTGATGGTGTACAAATGAAGGGAACAATACTAATGAACCCTTTTGTTTTGCAGAATTTGGAATCTGTCTATACCAATCTCTCATGTCTCTCGTATAATCATTAGGTGTAAGTGTATCCTTTGAACGGATATCTTCTATCCACTGAAAGTTACCACCTTCATATTCATCGGGGTCTGTTAACTGAATAGAGAAACTTAGTTTTCTAATCATACCACTATTTGCATATGGTTCATCACTAGCATCTGTATGCCATGTATAGAACCCACCACGTGAACCTTGTTTTGCATGATAGACTGTATGTTGTAGTGGTTCTACTTTTTCTATGTCGACATTCCAACCACATTGTTTCATTCCCATTGCAACTGCGTCTTCAACCTTTGTCCAAACATCACCTAAGTTTTTCTGTGCATCACCGTAAATCCATCTAATATCAGATGCTCTAACCTTATCTACAATTTGACCACCGTCTCCACCAGCTGCTCTTTCTTTACCTCTGTCTTCTCCATCGGGGTCTAAGTCTAATCTTCCACCTTGACCAACTGCAGCTGTTTCTAGAGGAAACTCCATTGCCTTACCATTAATAAATTCAACTTCTTCAGAAGTTAATAGTTCGGGATATGTCCATAAGTAATTTTTTAGATTCATTATTGTCCAGCCATAAACTTTCTCCAATCGATAGTGTTCTTAATCGTTTGGTGTCTCCATGTTATGTTCTGCATACACTCTTTAAGAAAGTCTACAGTAACCTTGAGGTACTCAATTTTTGCATTGAGTTCTTGTAAATCTTTATCTGCATTGAAGAAGATACTCATATCGTTCTTCATTATTTTTAGACCATTGAATGGGTCGGGTTCCCAACCTAGTTCTTTAATTCTATCGTCATCCATTTTTCCATTGAACCACAACCATTTATCTTTAAGTAAAGAGTTATAGTTTTCTTGGTATTTTTTAAGGACTAGAATCTTACTGGTTAGTAAGTCTTGATATTTTGCATGAAGTTTTGGAACATCTAACGATGCCGTATCCAATTCTATATCATCTATTTCACAGTCACTTGCCCATTGGGCTTTTAAATCATCTAAAGTCATAATATATATTATACCACAAATGTGTGATATTAACTAGTGGTTTCTATGTCGTAGTAAGTAAATTTAAACTCTATAGTGGCTACTACAGCCTCTCCGTCTGCACCCGATTCAAACTCTAATCCACTCAAACTGATTGGGAAACAGTCATGGAATCTAAAGTATTTATTGGGAATATTTTTGTTGGTTGTTGTAATCAAAGTTATGTCTGACATTTCTTTATCAGTTCCACCTAGAGATGCAGATGTACCAGTTGTAGTTTGTTTACTACCAACATAAGATGCATAATCAGATGGGTCTTTGATTGGTACGATTGCATTCATCCAATCGTATACTTCTTTAAAGTTTCCTAAGTCTTCATCGACTAAGAAATCTACCGAGAGATTTTCAAACGTAACCTTGTCGCCTGGAAAATATGCGTCCAATCCAACACCAGCACCCTGTGCAATTTCTGTAAACTGCACGCCAGGAATATTACACTTCTTAATATAGTATTCTGTTGTGGGTATCTTATCAATAAGAAGTCTAAAATTATTCTTATTGAGAATGGACTTATTAATATCAACCATGTACTTTAGTTATCCTTTTGTTTGAAGTGATATCATGATAGTCATCACCTCTATACTCTCTTAAGGTTGTCTCTTCACAAAGATAACCGTCTTGAATATAAGTTGTAATGGTCTTACGACTCAATACATTTGTTGTTTCAACTCCATTAGGAAAAACAGATTTCTCCCATGGCCCTTCTTTCACATTGATTTGTTTATCATACATAATATTTCTCCGTATATATCTATTTAGGTGTTTGGATATGCCAGAACCTACGGAAGTGAACATAATTAGGCGGTATGGTACCAAACTTAACTGGTTTATTAGGATTCGTAGGGTGTAAATCTTCTGTTGTCCAACTGTATACATCTCTTCTATAGAGTTCATTTTCTACAATAACACCGAAGTCGGTATTCAAATCTTCATCATCATACCTTGTATAAGTCTTACCTATCTCATCTAAGTAATCTTCTACATGTTTGTCATTAAAGAAAGCTTCCCAATTATCAAACCCATTGAAGACTCTACTATTTTTTCTTTGGTGTTTTGATTGGCCTGGTATATAATCCCATTCGGTCACTTCTTCTTGTCTCATCCATGGTTCAGCTGTTGGTTTTGTATTGACTGCAGTTTCTAAAAACATTTCGTCTGTATGATTGAATGCTCTTCTTAAATCATCGTAAATATTTTGAACATGATATAGAGTACCAAAGTGTATAATTAAATCCCACTTCCTATCAAATGACCACTCTTCATTATGATTGATACACAACTTCTCTGAGTCTGTGTCTATACCATCCAATAGTTCTTGTCTTGCATCTGCATAGGAAACTGTTGCACCTAGTTTCTCAAAGTGTCTACCAACTAGTCCATGTGCAGTTCCTAGTTCTAGGATAGTCTTCCCATCAAACCAGTCTTCACCTTTACAATCAATAACTTTTTGAACTCTTTTTTCTGTTGGTAGGTACATTGTATCTATTTGACCTGTAGTTTCATTCTTCCATTTAAAGAAACCTTCCAACCCTTCACCATACTTTATCATCTTCATATACTTATTTATCGCGTATAAATATATGCCTTGACAATGCATATCGTATTTTGGTATACTTGTAAGGTAGGAAGTCGAGACGGAAGATAGATGGTTGTGAGAGGTTGTTCCGTATAGACAAGGTGTTCCACACTGTTAAAGTCAATTAAGACGTGGCATATAATCGTGAGGTGTGGATAGAATCCGAACAGAGAAGCTCTAGAAATTCTTGACGAGTTGGGATAGGGACGGTAAACGAACTTCCGTATGGTCAATACCTATTGACCTAGATAAAATTGGGGTAAGGCCTCACTAGAAGGACACGGTGTAAAGAATTGGGTTCATACCCAAGACATTGAACGATTCAGTCATGCTAAAAAAAACCCCTCGAAAGAGGGGTTTTTAGTATTCCAATTAAGGAATGAGAACCTAAGTTCCTTACAGAATGTTTGACACTGCAAATTTTCTGTAGTATTGGTTAGTACCAGCAGTTGCTAGACCATCACGGCCTGACATGTTGCCAGTGTCAACGAATGGGTTTGAAACCATGCCGTATCTTGTTTTGAAACCAATTTTTGGTTGGAATGTGTTCTCACCAACTGCACGAACCATTTGTAATGGAACGTATGGGCAATAGAACATACCAGCATCATAAGGGTTAGTTCCTCTATAACCTACTGTTAAGTAGTCAACACCAGCATATGGGTCAACATATACTTTAACTCTTCCGTTTAAGATACCAGCAAATGTATTGCCTGTGTCGTCAACGTTTAAGTTAGTGTTAAGAGCAGGAGCGTAATCTAATACACCTGCCATAGATAGAGCAGAAGCTACATCAGATGAACATAGGATAAAGTTACCTTTTCCTCTACGTGTATCTTTAGCGATGAAGTTGCTTTCTCTTTCTATTTGGAACAATAATCCTTTGAATTTCTCAACTGACCATCTTCCGTTTGCGTCAACGTCAAGGTTGAACGTACCAGCAGAAGCTGTTGCAGCTGCACCAGTTTTTGCTTGGATGTTAACATTTCTGATAACTTCACGGTTGATTTCAGCAAGAATTTCTGATGAAAGAATATTTGCTAGTTCTGATTCTGCGTCAAGACCGTGGATTGCTTTGAGGTCTTGTGCTAATTCGAGTGTGTACTCAGCTTTTAATGCTCTGGATTTTGCAGTAACAGTTGCTTTCTCAATGGTGAATGCCATTTGAGCGAAACCGTTTGATGCTTCAACGTCACCAAGTGCTTCTGCACTTGCTGTTGACATTCCCGCACCTGTATCAGTCGCATATGAACCATTGAATGGGTCATTATTACGTGCTGCTAAAGGGCCGTCTGCGACAACTTGGTTGTCATTGGAATATTTAGTATCTGCTTCAGCATGTAATGCTTCAGTTTTACCTTCTCTTCCTACAGATGGATAGTCATTATATCTTGCTTTCATAGCAAATATAAGTCCTGTTGGGCCTGTCATAGGCTGAACACCACAAATGTCGTATGCAACGAGATTTGGCATAGCTCTACGTACTAATGAAATCAAGATTGGATTCCAGTTAGCAACTGCAGAACTTCCAGTAGCATTTAAAGGTGCTGCTTCCTCAAGAGCTTGACCTTCTTCGAAAAGGGCCTTCTCTTGGTTTTCAAGGATTACAGCAGTAACAGCACGCTTGTAGTTATCTTCGATTTTTGGTAAATCGGAGTGTTCTAGAATCGGTTGCCACTTCTCTTGTAAGTTTTCTGATAAAAACATTTTATTTTTCCTTTAAATTATCCTAATGGATTTAGTTTAGTTATTGCTTGAGTGTACTGTTGCATATCGGGAGCAAGTACTGGTTCTTTCTCTTCAGAAATTTCCCCTGTTCCTTCTTCTACAATAGTATCCTCAACTAGTTTATCAACATCACTTGGGAAGTAAGCTTCAGCGATTTCTGCAATCTTCTCAGCGAAGTCTGCTTCATCTTTGAAGTCTACACCATTTGATAATGATTCTAGCTTCTCTTTTTGTGACTCAGACAAACTGTTACCAGCAGTCTTTACCACGTTACTTCTCTTGAGGGCATCTAACTCTTCTGTAATGTCAATATTTTTACTGACTTCACCATCAAGTTTCTGTTCCATCTCGTCGAGACGATTTGCGAGTTCATCGATTACGTTATACTTATCTTCGGGAACGTCAACATAATGTTCTACGAACAATGTTTTCAATCCGTCGATGAAGTTTTCAGTCATCTCTGCTCTCAATCCTCTTTCAATTGCAAGTTCGTTTTCTTTCGTCCACTCTTCTGCAACATAAGAAAGATATTTGTCAACGCCTTCTGCGAGGTCGGCTTTGACTTTTTCTACTGAGGATTTTAATTCTTCTGAATATTGATTTTCTAAAGACTCTTTAATCTCTTCTACTTTAGATGAGACTGCAGCCTTGAAGATAGTTTTTGCTTTCTCTTGATTCTCTTCTGAGATATCTAGTGCTTCTGAGATTTTAGATAGGTCGTCTTCTACTTCAATCTCGACTAGATTTGCTTCGAGCTCTGCAGAAGTTTCTTCGTCAACGATTTCCTCTTTGACTTCTTCTTCCTCTTCTTCTTCCTTAGACCACTTCTCAGCAATATCTGATACTGCTTCTTCGTCCATAGACTTTAGTGATTCAACAATTTTTCTAGCTACTTCTGCTTTAGTCAAGGTTTCGTCAACTTCTTCTTCTGATATAGAACTGAATCTAGTTTGAAGTTCTTCCTTAGTCATTTCCTTCATGTTGTTGACGATAGCTTTGATTGATTCCATTTTTGTTGCCTTAACAACATCTTTAGACTCTTCTTCTTCTGAAACTTTTGCAAGTTTAGGTTGACTGTCACCTTTTCCAGCATTCTTTTGATGTGCATCACCACTAACTGGTTTCACATTCTCTGCTTTCTTTTGTGCATCAACTGCTTTGTCAACAGGATTTTCTTCGGGTTTGACGACTTCAGCTTTACCGCTTTCGATTTTCTCGGCATCTGATGAACCTTGCTTAACAGGTTTCGCGTCACCTTTTTGAGCACCGTCTGTAGGTTGCTTCTCTTCAGAAACTTCTACTTCTGTACTTTCTAGGTTATTTTCTAACTCTGCCATGTTTTTCTCCTGTTTGAGTTTACTTTTTTATTTATATGTTATAGGCTTTCAACAAACCTTTTCCATAGATTTAACTTAGTTTCTTCCAATTTATTCAATTTAGCACCCCTTAATTGGGTTCTCATTGACTCTGAATCAACTGCTTTCAATATACCGTTAGACATAATCCACTCTACACCCTCGTATATACCTTCAACGAAGGCCTCGGGGGCAGATGGGTCTGCGACTATATCGGCTGCTGTTGCCAGTTGGAAGTCACCTTTTACGTATTGAGCGCCACCTTTTTCTTCCAAGGAACCTAATCCTCTAGATGATACTCCTAATTTGGCACCGTCATCGATTAAATTTCTTACGATTTGACCGTTTGGTGTGCTCAAAATTTTTGCACGTCCCACATAATTGTTACCATCTTCTTCTAAAGATGTGATTAAGTGTGACACTTTGTCAAGATTAATAGTTGGGCCTTCGGGATGTCCGAGTTCTCCAAATGCTCTATCCTTCTCAACGAATTCTTTTCTATAACGGTTAACTTCTTTTTCCATTATCTCTTTAGGATAAACTCTACCGTTACGGTTTTTAATTTCTGACTGCATGAACACTCCTTCAATGAAGTATTCCTTCTGTCCTTTCTCATTTGCTTCAATGATTACTGGTGACATTTGATAGTCATTATATTCAGATATTAATTTCATTTATAATTTCCTCTATGTTTATACCTTCTTCGGACATGTTTTGCATTATTTTTTTAATGTCTTTCATTTCTTTCTCTGCAGCTTTTAAATCTTTATATGGTGAATCTCCACTAAAGAGATTACCATCTAGATATACATCTACCTTATTTCTTTTGTTCTGAACATAAGATACAGATATCTTCTTACCACCAACCTTTGCGACATCAACTTTGAGTTCTTTGGAACCACTTGGCAATTTAATTTTTGCCTCGTTAAGTTCTAGTTGTACTGTCTTAAAGGACTTCACTCTACTCTCCTGTAGGTTCCTGTGGTGTTTCCATCCAGTCGACTTGAGCATTAACTCTCTTCATGTCTACTGCATCAGCAGCTGCTTTCTTAATTCCATCACCGATAGAACCTTTTGCAGCTTCAAGTTGACCTGCTTCTATTTGGTCAACGATTTGTTTTGCTATTTCGCTACTCATAATTTACTCCTAAAATCCACCGAAGTCATCTTCGTTATCATCTCCACCCTCATCACTTCCTTCTTTCTTGATTTGGGCATCAATTATTTTTATGTCTTCTTCTGTTTGTCTTAGTACATACTTTCTGATATATTCATCTGAATAGTATTTACCAACATAATCAGCTGCCTGACTGAGAGTATCTAATCTCTCTCTTAAAATTTCTGCATCTTTCAACTCTGTAAAGTGGTTGTCTGTTGCATAATCATACAGGAAAAAGTCCTTTATTTTATCAAACTCTTCACCTGTTACGACTTCCTTTAGTACTAATTGTGTCTTAAGGATGTCTGTAAAAACTCTTCCAAACTTCTTCTGAAGTCTATTAGTGAACTTATTAAATTTAAGTTCGTCTCTAGAAATCTCAGAAGCACGACCCATGTTAAACCCATTGTCTGCTTCCATTCTAGATGAAGGTACATTTAGAGACTGATATAACTTCTTCTTGAAGTATTCGATATCATCTATATCTGCTAGGTTTTGTCCGCCTGGCAATGTAGTAATCTCTGTTCCTCTACCACCTTCTCTTCTAGGTAACCAAAAATCTTCTAACATACTCATATGTTTTCTATCATCTTTGATTTCACCTGTATCTGCATTGTAAACCAACTTGTTCTTGTATCGGTTCATTACATCAGCAAGATACTGTTCTGCTTTTGCTTTTGGAAGGTTACCTACGTCGATGTAGAATATTCTTCTCTCGGGAGCTCTTGAAATCCTATAGATAACAAGTGCATCTTCCATCATTGATAACTGATTTGCAGTCTTCAATGCCTTGTGCAGATACCCGATGACTACGTTCTTAGTGTAGTCAAGTAATCCCGAAGTCGTATATGTTACTGCCTCGGGTGCAATTCGTACAGTGCTTCCTTCAGCTGCACTGGATTTATCAAACCCTTTATCATTGAAAACATAGAACTCTTCTATCTTTGAAATCCTTTCGATTTTAGTCTTAGGGTCTCTTTCCTTTTCAATGTTTCTGACCTTCTTAATCTTAATTGGGTCAATGTTTCTTAAGTCTACTATGCCTCTTTTAACATTTTTAGCGTCGACGACTTTATGGAAGTATACTCTTCCATCTACGTACCATTTTCTGAATAATTCATGAGAGTTCTGATTGAACTTCATCATTGATAGGATGTTGTAAAACTCGTCTTGTATCTTACCTTTGATACTATCAGAGAGCTTAACATCTCTGAGGTCGAGTGTGACTATCCTATCAGAACTATCCGATGTGATACACTCATTAACTATATCTTCAATTGCAGAATCACATTCTGGCACCAAAGATACCTCACGATATCTACGAATGAGTTCTGCCTCATTCTTGATACCACCTTCCATATCGACGTAAGCACCATATGCTCCGCCACCTATGAATCCACTTTGTTGTTGTATGACTGGTGTACCGTCATCATCAACTGGTGGAACAAAAGAAGGTGCCTTCGGCAACTCCTTTGCTCTTAAGTCATCCTTCTTACGGGATATTTCAAATCCTAAAATTTCCATACTAATATTTATACCACGCTAAGGTGGTCTGTTTCACTGTTCTTAAAGAACTCTTTCCCAGTGAGAGAAAGTTAAATCAACTGTAAATTCTTCTAATGCATCGACTGTTTCGTAGCTTAATGCTATTTCACCGATGTTTTTAGGGAACATGTTGAAGAACTCATATCTCGCTAGTACAGAGTCGTCTTTGTTTAACTGTTCTACAAATCCTCTTGATAGTAAATAATCAAGTGTAGTAGACCCTTCACCACTATCCATTGCTTGGATTTCCATCTGCCATGCTTCTAAAGCAGTTCTTGCTGAAAATTCCATATCATTGATGATAGTAACTGACCAGTCTGCAAAAGAACGTTCCCCTGCTAACTTTAAGTTTGCTCCTCTAAAAGGTATTACAACTTCACTTAACGTTGCAGCTGGGATGTTTGCACCTTTACACATGAACTCGATATTGTTTCCAGCTCTTGGTAAGAATACTCTAAAACGGTTTGCTCTTGGGCCACCACCGATTAGTTGTGCTTTAAATTGGTCTATTGTTGCCATGTTTTATACTCCTTAAACTGCACCATAAATTTCACTAAACTCAACACCCGACCTTGCAGCCACGAAGTTAAGAGTGATAAAGTTAATACTTCTAGAAGGTTTCACAAAGATAGAACATACAAATTCGTTTCTATCGATGACTGAATCAGTGTTGTTTGTTTCGTCACAAACTACTGAGAAATCTACTAGTCCTCTTCTGTTTTTTACGTCTCTTAGGAAAGGTTCTATTGCAGCTCTAAACTGAGCTCTTGTGAATGCATCGTTGAATTCAAAGAGTTGTGATTTAGCTGCAGTTGATATTGCCTTTTCTAGTACGATGAATAGTCTTCTTACGTTGATTCTGTCGAATGCAGAAGGACTTGTTAATGCAGTCTTATCACCGTAAAGAATTGTACCTTGGCCTGGGAATGTTACTACTGGATTAACTCTTGCACGGTATAAGTCATCTCTAGATGCTTGTGAAGGGTTAAATGCAAGTTTAGTAATTCCTAGGTATTGTCCTCTAGAGAATCCTGCTGGTGAGAACCATGCATCTCTAAGAAGGTCTGACCTTGCCATAACGCCTGCTGTATGTCCGTTAGCAGGTACGTAACAGTACTTATCGTTGTATCTGTCATATTGATATGTCCAACCGCTGTCAATTACGGCATATGAACTTGATGACATAGTGTTTGCAGTTGTGATAACGTTCGCTGCTTGTGATGACTCTGAAGTAACACCAACAACGTCTGCACGTCTTGGAGACATGATTGCGATACAATCTTTTCTACCTTCTGCAATTAAAACTGCTTGATTAGAAAGAGTAGTCCAGTCTGCAAGAATATCTTGGTCTGTACCACTTCCGTTATCAGTTCTTGAAGAACCTACGATTAAGAAAGATATATCAGATGTTTCACCATCTTTAAAATGCATATCCCATGTACCGTACTTCTGCGCTGCAGTTGGAGTTCTTCCATTTGCACCGTTTGCTAGGGATGTAACTTCTGCCAATGTTGGTCTTAAGAATGCTTTACCCGAAGTAGCTGATACTGCGTGTGTTCTGTGTTCATTTGCAGTGTTAACCATTGCAGTTGAATGTTGTCCCCAATATACCCACTCTGAACTGTTTCCTATTACATTTCTGTAGTAGTTAGACTCACCACTTGAATCTTTTGCGTCTGACGCAAGAGAAACAAATCCATAAGTCTCTAACATTGAGTGTGGAACTCCTGTGATTGCACCGTCTTCGTCTACTACGACTACGTGAATTTCGTCTGTTGTTCCATTAGCTGTTGTTGCTGATGCAGACTTGCCTGGAGCTTTATCGAATGATGCATAGAATTCCCAGTATCTATTAACTGCAGTTCCGTTTGCAACGGTTGCTACTAGACCTGTTCCTGTTGGTTGTCCTAATGCTTCGATTGTGATATCGTTTGTGTTGATTGCTAGAACTCTGTATTGTTGAGTTGTTGAACCAAATGTGATGATGTCTCTGACTTGTACTAATGCACCGCCACCACTCGCAAGTGTTATAACGGTTTGACCAGCTGCCTCTTCGGCACCTGTTGTTGTCGCTGCATCATTGTAATATGCATCTGAGGATGCACATACAGAAACTTTCAATGAATTACCTAAGACGCCAGGGCATCTTGCAATCCATTTACCTACTGTTCCACCGAGAGCTCCACTCTCGTATGATTGAACATATTCTTCATGATTTTTTAGAAGTGAAGAAGAAGAACCACCACCGTTTGCACTAAACAAACCTGTAGTGTTAATTCTAACCACTCTAAGAGATGAACCATATCTTAAAAATGCTTCTGCTGAATAAAAGTCTTCTGCTCCAGCATTAGTATTAGCTGGTTCATAAAACTCATCGACTAAACCCTTTGTATCTGAAACTGTCTTAACTTCATCAACAGGGCCCCATTGGAATGAACCAGCGAAAGCACCAGTTGTGCTTGATACTGCTGGTACAACATTTGTAAGGTCTACCTCTTTGACCTGTACGCCTGGTGATACTTGAAATGCCATACTTTTTCTCCTGTTAATGTAAAAAGTTGTTTACTGTTTTATTTATAACTTTTAATTTCCTAACTTAATAGCTTTATTACTATTCCATGTTTTTGTGATACCATCTGTCACCTTGATTATCAACAAATGATGTTTCCTGTTGTGAAACATCTCCAAAGACTCCTGCTGGTAGCAAGTCGTCTTGAATTATCTTCTGTTGTTCAGCATACAACAAGTCTTTGACCTGTGTATCTGTCAAGTGATAAAAGTATTCTGTAGTGATAAACCAACTAAACATGACAACATTCATTACCATGTCGTCATGATATCCTCTATCAGCCTCGAAACTAGTACCTTTATTTATGAAGGTCATGAGCTCCGTGATTGTAGGTCTATCTACTAACTCTAATCTGTGTTCTTCCAACAATTCTTTCATTGTAGAACATCCGATACGTTTAATCTTTCTCGACATTGTAACTCCAATGTCTTCTGCTTTTGCAAACCCTTGAGTAAAGACGTTTTCGTACTCTATATCATAGTGCAATTGATTGGCCACCATAGCACCTTCGTTATTATTCTCAATTATTACAATTGGTTTATTGTAAGGTGTTACAAACTTATTTATAATATCGGGGAAGAGAAGGGGACTTATCATGTTATCTCTGTACACAGCCACTTGTTTAAAGGGTTGAACCGACACATCGAAGATACTAAACGTCGACCAGTCCATTCCTCTACCCTTTGCAACATCAACTGTACATATGTATTCGTGACCTTCTACTGGTCTATCATACATAACGAAACCATCTTTCTCATACTCTCCTTCTACTGCTTTCATTTCTAATAGTGTGTTACTATTGATAAGAGTATTACCAGTTCCTAAGAAACTGTTACCATATTCCTGTTCGAACTGTGCTTCAGATGTGTTTGCAATAGTCTGTTGTTTCCATTCTTCATCTCTGCCAGGCACGTCAAACCAGTTAATAAGAAAGTCTTTATACTCTGATTGTCCATGTACTGCACTTTCATATATCTTATGAAACATATTACCTACACCGTTTGCAGTAGAGGTGATTATAACCTTCGAATCTTTACCCGAGGTAACAACTGGATATGTTGCAGTATAGAACGTTGCAGCGTCTTCTACGAATGCAAACTCATCCAAGTATAGTAGATTGATAGACATACCACGAATTGATGATGATGACGTTGCAGCTGCAACTACCTTCGAATCATTTGCAAATTCGATAGAACCTTTGTTTAGAATCTTAACGCCGGGCTGTAAAAAGAACGGAACCGATTCTAACATAGTAACAATACGTGCAATCATCTCCCTTGCAATTGCACCTTTGTTTGCAAGAACGGCTACAGTTACTTCGGGATGAAACACTAAGAACCATAATAAGTATGCACAAGAAGTGATGGATTTACCACTCTGTCTTGATGCAAGTACTACATTAAAACGATTACTATCGTAATGTTTTATAAGTTTATCTTGATATCCACGAAGCTTAAAAGGTACCATACCTTCATCTAGTGATATAATTTGTGTGTAATTTTCAATGAAATGACATGGGTCTTCAGAACACTTCATGTATTCTGCAAGCTCTTTTTCGGTATATTGATGTTCTATACCCGAACGTTTGATGAGGTTGTTACCTAAGTATCCCTCGTTTGTAGGTTGTACCATTACTTATTCTTCTTTAGAAATTTCTGTAACTCGGATGTTGAACCGACATATAGATGATTGTGTTGTGTTCCAATCCGTTTCTCTTCGTCGTCCTTTTCTAATTCCTTTAATTTCTTCTGCACGTCTAATAATTTTTCTGCAGTATCACCAACCGTTTTAAGCAATTGTCCAGCAACTTCATATGCACGAGGATGTTCTGTTTCCTTTGCAACATCTAAGATACCTTCGATTGCATCTTGCCCACGCTCTACAAGACCATAGAGATTTTCTCTTGCATATTTGTAGTCGTTTACTATTGATTCACCTCTGTCTTTAACAGTAGGTAATTTTTTGGGAAGTATTTCTACTTCTGCTTTGATTTCAGTGTGAATGTCTAAGACATCATCTAACTGTTTATCTATCGTGTCTTTTGTCATTATTAACTCGCATCTGTAGTCCTATCATCTGCAAAGCTTCTTGTAGAACCATCATCATAAAATGTTACCGTTTCTGCAACAACGAATGTATCAGTTGGGTCAACTGAACCAACAAACTTAAGTTTAGTTTTTGCATCTAATGTCACTGCACTTGATACAACTATACTTAATTTATCGTTTGCAATACTTGAGATTGTTGGATTCGTTCCTAAATTGGTACCGAATACTTCATCGTTTGCACTTATCTTAGTATTTATAGCCGTTGCAAATGATACTGTGGTGGAGTTATTTACTGCAGTTGAGGTTGTTTCTGCAAATGCTGGTTCGTAATGTTTAACTTCTTTAACCAATCCACTACCGTCTATCTCACTGGTAGTGAATAAACCACTTGCAGTCTTAACTTGACCTTGCACTCCGTCTGATATGTATGTTCTTTCAATAACATTCTTAATAACTTCACCAGTATATACTGGGCCGAAGAAATATAACTTCATAGTAAACTCTAATGTGTACTCAATCACACGTCTTTCTTCGAATGAACCTTCGTATTGGTCTTCCATTGTTACAGAACCTAGAATGATAGGTACGTCTCTGTAATCGACCATAGAGTCAATCATCTTCATTGTAACTGTGTATTCGGGTTGGAAATATGGTAGGATTTGTTCTACTATTTGTAGTGCATCGTTCATGTTCTTTGCAAGAATCGATAGACTAAATGTTAAATTGTATGGTGCTGGTTGATATTGGAATCCTCTTTTACCTGTGTCTGCAGTCTCTAACTGTGATTTAGAACTCCTAATTAGTTTGTTTTGTTGTCTAGTTGCATCATATTCGAACCCTGTAAGTTCGAATGCAAGTCTAGGCATACTGATTGCAGTTCTCATACCATCACCAAGGTTGGCATCTTCTGCTAATCTTTGTAAGAACTTTTGTTTTGGCCCATAACTTATGGGTACTTTTTGTTCCGTGAGTACCGTACCGTCTGATTTTACTTTCTTGATTGTAATGTTATTAAAAAGAGTACCAAAAATTGATACAGCTCTCTTCATTGTTTCATTATAAAAATAGGTACCAAACATTATGAATAGTCCTCTATATACTGTTTTATTTCTGCAACTGTAAATAGGTTTTCTGCATCTTCATCTGCTATTTTAATATCATAACTGGACTCAATGTCCATAATTACTTCAACTACTGATAACGAATCTGCATTTAAGTCATCAACAATATGTGACTCATCTGTGATTGTAGATATATCTACATTTAATCTATCTGCTAATATTTTTTCTATCATTATGTAACCTCACCAAATGGGTTTGTTTCTGAGAAGTCTAGGTATCCATCTGCTTTATCTTCGAAGTCTTTATTCTGTGCATCACCATCATTTGCAAACGTTAGAACGTCTGTAATGGATTCTATGACCACTGTCTTACCACTTGATGCACCAACTAAGGTATCACCAACTGCAAGGGTTCTTGTAACATCCTTGATAGTAAGTTTACGTATCTCGTCTGATGCGCCTGGCGTCCAACCAATAACTTCACCAGTTGCAGCTCCACTGTAATTTATAACTTCTTGAATTGTAAATTCTCCACTTGTATTTGAAACAACCATTTCGATTGTGTATGCCTGTTCGTTTTCTACTAAGTCTACTACTGTTCCAGTATCGAAATCCTCTCCACTGTATTCGAACAACTCACATTGTAATTTGAATACAAATAGTTTTCCGACTTGATAGAATGGGTTCTCATGTTCTACAAATTTGATTTCAAACATTGAACCACTCATAGGGAAGTAAATTAAATCTCCCTCGTTAGGTCTTAATGATGTGGTGAGATTTGAATCTAAAGAAATGAATCTTTCCCATGTTCTTAATGATATTACAAAGGTTGCAGTATCCCTAACTGAGACACCAAACTTAGACATTAAATCTCCATCACCTTCAAACCCATCTGTATTTTCTAGATACATTTCTACTGAGTATGCATCTCCAAATTTGGATTGTACATCTTCACCAAGGATAGTATCCTCTTCTACAATTTCTCTAGGTAGGTAAAATGTTTCGTGTCCATACATTCTAAGTGACTCAACAACGATGTCTTCATATAGCATCTGTTCAGTATTAACTGCATGGTTAAAAAATACGTTTGTTGGCATGTTTTTATCCCATTAAGTCCATGACTGGCATTTCAAAATTCAGTCTAGACTCTTCTTCTAATCTTGTAATTTCCTCTTGTGCTTCGGACTTCATCTGTGCAGCGTCTAATGTGACTCCGCCAGGCAATGCAATTCCCGAAAACTTAGATAGGTTTTCACCCCACTGATACTTAACTAATGCAGTACAATATTTCTTTAACCATATATCGTCATAGACATCTGTCATATCGGTTGGGTCAATCTTTCTGTAACATTCAATGATTAGATATTCACCAGCTGTTAAACTATCTGCATCTAAATCTAGATACAATCTATTAGAATGCATGTTGTATCTAATAGGTGTTCTTCCAACTAGGATGTTATCCATCATTGTTATATTCTGCTGTACCATTTCATAATACAGAACGTTAGTTGAAGTTAAATCATATAAGTCATTTAGTCTTAATTGATATCTTAAATCAAACATGTTTAGATTATGTTTGTCATTGAATGGTAAAATGTTTAAAACAGATAACACATGTTCGGGTAGAGTAAGATAGTTTTGTTGTTCTTTATATGTTTGATTACTTACTGCATGACCACCTGCTGTTGCAGCTGAATGTGATTCATCTGTCTTGAATGAATCTAACTGACTTTGTGTAAGTTGGTGTTTTAAATAACACTTAATACTACCATCATAGCAGTATTCTCTAAAGTATTGTAGACCTTCATCAAGTCTATCATCAAACTGGTCATCATCTACGTTGATTTCCAACACAGGTGCGCCTAGTTTTCTCTTAACGTACTCCTTGAGGGTTGCTTTTGAATTTGGTTGTGCCATAATAGTATTCCTGTTTAATACTATTTATGCGTTTTTTATTCTTGGAAATAAGTCTTAGTAGTAAGTTTATCGATTTTATCAGAGATACGGTTCATTTGGTCTAATAGTTTAGACATATCTTTCTCAATTTCTTCACGTGTGACATAATCTTTGGCTATCTCTTCACGTGTCTTATTGAGAAGAATCCCTTGGCGTGATACCTCTTGTAGTGTATTCCTAAGTAAGAAACCTATAGGTACAATAACAAAGACTGTAATTATATTCCATAGGATATAAGGTGTGATAGTAATTTCCATACTACTATTTAGAATAATCAGTTCAGTATGGGGTTACCTATTTCATCTAATTCAAAAGTAAATTCATTCTCATTGGGTGGTGTCCCTTGAGGGTCTCTTCTACTTGGGGAAGCTGAAATTTGATGTACTCTACAATTGAACGAAATTGAGTATCTTTCTTTGTCTGTAGGATTGGGTTCTACCATATGCATTGCACCACTAGGAAACATTATAAGTCTTCCAGTGACAGGATGATATCCTATACTCTCGTGCATTCTAGCATTGGTAGGATGGTCTGCGACTACCTTTGGGTCTGTATTGATTAGTTGTAGGTCACCTTCATCACCGTCTCCATGTATATAAAAAACTCCACTATACCAACAACCATTATGTAAATGTGGTGTATTCCATGCACCTTTATCATTTATATTTGCCCATGTATTGTCTATTTTAACTTGTGCATCGTCGGGATGAACTCTGAAGAATTGTTGTACTTCATCTCTCAATGCAGTTTCAATACATCTAACAATCTTTGCAAAGGCTGGATGTTGTTCTACCCCATCTTGAGACTGCCAACCAGTGTACCTGTTTGATATTTGTCTACCCTTGGGGTCTCTTTTTCTCCATGCATCCATTTCTTTTTTAAGAGTCATTATATATTCTTTGGAGACAGCATCTTTACCATACTTCTCTTGGTCTAATAAATTTCTTTCAAATATGAATGTTGGGAATGCTAATCTAATTGTCATCTGTATCTCCGAATAAATCTAATTGTACTTCTGCATTTTTTTCTACTAAATCGGGATTATGCATAGGACACTCGGGTGGTGGATTATCTTCTTTAAACATTCTTCCCTTCTCATTCCAATACTTAATTCTTCTATAGGCACCAGCCATTCCTTCAATATGTCTTTTCTCTTCTCTAAGTTCGGGTGACCTATTCCATTCATCCATTGTTTTTAGTTTACCACCATCTTCACCCACTCTATGGGTAGTTCTAACTGACCTGTTCTCTTGCCACGATTGATTGTCGTATGTTATATAGGATGCATTCCAAGTCTCTCTTCTGTAAGGGATGATTTGAACTAATGGTGTTCCAGCTTTGATTATAAAATCTTTATTTGTTTTAGGATAGAAGATAATTTGAGAGTTATCCATATTAACATTAAATGCATCTGTATCAATCATACCTTGCCATGTTGCAAAATACTTATTTTGAAATAGAAATGGGTCTAAGTATAGACAAGAATAGCCTGGCGGAGTAATAATATTCCATGGTGCTTTCATTTTGAATGCATCTTTTGTTGGTGCATCTTCTTTAGATAAGTAAGTAAATTGATGACCTGCTTGTCCAGCTGGATGTGTTGGTGATGAAAGTCTGTCCTGTGGGTCTGTTCTTGAATTACTAGAATGTTCACTTACAAATACTTGCATGTCTTTCTTTGCACAAATTAACCATCCAGTCTTTAACCAGTCATCCATAGCAGGACATGACCTTATAGTCTGAGTTTTGTGACCACGAACATTCTCTTGAACCTTCATAGTCTTCCACCAATCGGGAACTACTTTCTTTGCTAGAACTGGTCTCCAATTCTCCGTGGTTTGTTTATCATAACATGTAAATTCAATCGTAGGCATCTTCACCCCATAAAGTCTTTAGACTAATTTCATCTCCTCTTATAACCAAAGAACGTCTATCCATATACCTTGCAGCTGGTTTTGGTGCATCTGCACCATGTGGTATTCTTCCATCAAATATTAATAATCTATTGGGTTTAAAATACACTTCTGCAACTTGATGATTTTTAATATGGTCTTCTCTTCCATGTATTCCTTGTTGCATTTTATCATACATTCTTAAAGAACCACCCCAAGAATCATTCCAAAACTTATTTGGATAATATAAAAATGAAAGATTCCAATCATCTTGAGGCTCACAATCTGCATGTGTTGTTCCCTCTAGTCCTTGAGTCTGAGAATTCAAACCAAAGTATTGAAATCTCTCCCACATAAATCCGAAGTCTGTTTGTAACTTTCTATTGAACCAATTCATAAGATATGTATCTTTAGGTTCCATACCACGTTCTATTTCTTGGTTCTCACCTCTAAAGAATCCAACACCCCAAAAACTATGGTGTGGTAGTCCTGTAGGACTGTCTGAGTTTACTTGATTAGTTTTTGCCCAATAAGAATTTCTAGTTATCCTATCATCAATACAATGATGCATCGTTGTAGATAAGTAATCATCTAAAACGTATACCTTTTGCAAAGGCATATCTTTGATATGGAAAGGTTCTTTAATGAACTCTAACTCAACGTTAAACCCCATTGACTACGGCCTAGTATCTTCTGGCGTATATGGACTAGGTAATTCACTCTGATAAGCGTCATAGTCTTTTAAGAAGTCTTCTCTAGTAGATTGGATTTCTTGAACTAGTTGGTCTAAAACAGAGTTAACTGCATCTGCAAATTCCATTGCTCTTCTAGCGTTATTTCTATGTGGATGATTCGAACCTTCTCTACCAGCATAAGTAACTTCAGATAGATTATCAAAGTTATACTGTTTACATTCTTGGTCGATGTAATCTTTAGTTGTACTATAAAGAGTATTGATAAATTGCATATTGAGACTGTGACCTATAGGTGGTTCACTATTCTCAATGTATTGTTCAATCATTTCACACTCTTCTTTTGAGAGTGCAGTTTTTTGTTGTCGGTCAAAAGCTAGACCTTCTTCCCAGTTTAATATTTTAACTTCTATATCATCATAGATGATAACATCAAACTCAAAATCAAAAGCTGGTTTGTCTACAGAATCGTAATTGTATTCAAGTCCGTTAGGTTTACGGATGAATAAAGTTCCTTCACTGTCATATATAAATGCGTTCATAATTTAGTTCCTCGGTAATATTATAACATACTAATCGCCAATTGGCAATCTTCTTTTCACTTTTAAAAAGTCTTCAAGATTATTTATGGTTGAATAATCCATCCCTTTTACCCATGGGCCACCACGTGTATAATGTATACCACTGTAGTTGTACTTTTCTTCATGGTTATCATATCCTTCTACAAAGATATAATGTTCGGGTATTTTAGAGATTTTATCTGTCCACTCAAATTGATGTAGCTGTTTTCCTGTCCAAGTGTTAACAACTTCGGGTGTTAGCTTCTTACAGTCTTCATGTCCATTATTGAATACCATCATACTAGACCAAAGCTTCTTAGGGTAATCTATATTAACTTCACCATCAAACTTTGTTTCATCATGTTTGTATTGTGGATATTGTATACATGCAACAGCATCATTAGGGTTTAAGTAGTAAAACATTGGTAGTATACTTTTATTAAAGATGAAGTCATCATCAATAAAGATACTAAATCCTTCGTAGTTCTCTAAGTAAGGTATTAGGAATCTACTGTATGTAAATTCAGTACTTTGATTTGCATACTCTCTAGTATACTCGGGAATCTTAGAAATGTCAAGTATTTTAACTTCGGGTTCCCATTTAACTTGGTCATGCATCCAACCTCTACCAAATCCGTTTTTAATACTTTCTAGGATTGCAAACTTAGAACACTTAGACAAATCTCCATGTCTACTATCATGTCCAATATAGATTGTTAGGGGTTTACCTTTTGCAAGTTCATAGACCTGTTTGTTAAATGCATGTACTTCATCTCTGAAATCTAAGTCCATTAATGCAGTATTATATTCAATACAACCATCCACATATGTGAATGAACAATGGTATTGCTTGTCTAATCTCTTTAACTTAGTATACCACATCTCTAATACGCTGTCAAGGCTTGTCGGTTCAACTTTCACAACATCAAAATTATCTATTACCATAATTTCCATATCGTTGTCTTGCATCTCTTCAAAGACACCCGAACGAATAGAGCCTGGGTGTATTCTAAATGTGTAAGTAGATTCAGTATTCATACCAGTGACACCATTATCTACAACATATCCTTGAATAGGAGCTCTTAAACCTTCCTCTTGGATACTTTGAATTAGCCAGTGTGCTTTTGCACCGTGATAATACATAGACAACAATGAACCCTCTGCATGTTGGTCTCTGTTTTCAACTGTGTCCCAATCGATTAATGTATCTATATCTACATATCCATTAGAATCTTTCATGTCCATACCTGCTACGCCTGGAATTACCTTTCTAGGTTTCTCTGCATAACCAACTGGTAAAAACTTGTGATAAGTTACTGACTCATTTCTTAATCCATTGAACCCACCAAATCTGTTTTCTTTTCTTAGATATTCAAAGTCTTTCCACTTTGCAATCTTTACTGGTGGTAGAATTTCTTTGAACATCCACTCAAGTATTTTATAGGTTTCTGAAGTTTTTGAATAGCCTGGTTCTATATTAAATGCACCAAGATGAAAATTACCAATGGCCTGTCTTTCTTGTGAGGTTATCTTAGGGTCATAAGGTTTTATTAATTCTTTTGCTTGTTCTAGGGTTTCAATTTTCTGCATGGTATCTCCATAATATCTGTCCTATATTTAGTAAGATAAAAAAAACCCCTCTTTCGAGGGGTCTTTGTTCACTGTCGGGTAGGTTCCTATGATGTGATTGGTGTTGCAGGCCATTGTTGTGATACCACTCCATCCCATCTTGCTTCGGGTGTTCTCCCTTGTCTTGAATAGGTAAATGGACTTCTATGCTGATAAGTCGTTGGTGTCTGACCTGTTCTTTGATATGTAAACGGACTTCTATGGTTATAAGTCGTTGGTGTCTGACCTTGTCTAGCATACGTAAACGGTGACCTGTGAGAATATGTTACAGTTGTTTGACCAGTTCTTTGATACGTAAACGGTGTCTGTGCATTCCTTATGTTTGGTTCTTGAGCAGCTGCAATATAAGGATACGGATTCTGTTTGTTTCTTATATTGGGTTCTTGTGCATTTACAGGATTCCTATAAGTGAACGGTGACCTATGTTGATACGTAGAAGGTTGACGTGCATTACTAGGATTCTGATAAGTAAACGGTGACCTATGACTATACGTAAACGGTGTCTGATTGTTTCTAATATTAGGCTCTTGTTGACTTCTAATATTAGGTTGTTGTGCATCTCTAATATTAGGTTCCTGTGCAGATACAGGACTTCTATATGTAAATGGTGACCTATGACTATACGTAAACGGTGTTTGTGCGTTTCTAATATTAGGTTCTTGTTGTGACCTTATATTTGGTTCTTGTTGGTTTCTAATATTAGGCTCTTGTGCATTACTAGGATTCTGA